CTATTTGTATTTTCATATTATTAATCCTTGTTTTTCAAATTTCCATGTTTTAACTGCTGCTTTCCAATTCTTCATTTTATTCTTACCAATCATCCATCCTTTGGACTCGTAGAAATTAAAGAAGCGTGCTGCATTATCTTTGTGATCCTTTACGTTCTGAGACCGAAGATAGTCCTCGACCTCGGTCAGTGTGGGAATGCTGAAACTTTTATTGGTAAGTGCGTTGACCAAATCGGGGTTAGACCGCCAGGATGGATCAATCTTGTTCAACAAGTGCACTAACACAATCCGGATATTTTTCTCCATATAATTGTTCGATTTGTTTAATGAGTTGATTTTCTTTTCTGAACATAGAGGGAACGCTTAGCCAGTTCTCAACAATCTTGAGAGAGTTGATAATGGTTGTATGGTTGCGATGTCCCATCTGATTTGCAATGTTCTGCAAGGTCATACCGGCTATCTTCCTGAGGAGATAACCGTAGATGTGGCGTATTGTTACCTCATCCATTCTCCTGCTTCTTCTGTGTTCCCACAATTCACGTGGTACGCCTAGCACATCTTCGATGCATTCCTGAATCTGTTCTTTAATCTTTCTTTCTTGTTTTGTTTCAATGGTTATCATATATTTTATTGTTTAATATTTTTTGAATGGTTGAGGCGTAGAACTTGCCTCCTTTACTTCCTTTAATTCCTTTTGTGTTTAGCGTTTGGGCGATGCTGTACAAAGGTAAGCCCTGGGCGTGCATCTCCATTACCTGATTGACAATAAGCATAGCGTTGGGGTCGGGTCTCAGAACACCATTCTCATTCACATATCCTATAGGAGGATAAGGACAATACACTTTCTTATTCTTCTTGAGATTAGCTTTAACACTTCGTGTATGTTCACCGGTAACATCGGACTGATATTCTGCAAAGACAGCCATCAGGTTTCGCATAGCTTTGCCGGAGGATCCTGACATCATTGGCTCCTCGATGGAATAGAATTTAATCTTGCGATGTTCTAGCTCAGCCATGTGGATTATATTGTCCTTCAAATTACGAGCAAAACGTGTGCTGTGCCATACGATAACTGCGCTGATACCACCTTGTCTGAGTCGGGTAAACATTTCTTGGAAGCCTGGTCGTTTGGTATTTCTACCGCTGTACCCGGCATCCTCGTAAATCTTTTCGAGTGTGTACCCTTTCTCGCTGGCGTACTCTTGAATGCGAGCAATCTGATTGTCTAGAGATGTTCCTTTGTCGGCCTGCATATCGGTAGATACACGGATGTAACCAACTGCTTTACTTGTTTGATTTTTCATTTCTCTTTTTGCTTAGTTTATGTATCAATCTAGTAACGTACTCTTTTCTTGTAAATCCTCTGTGTATGCATAGCTCATTGAGATATGGATAGAGATGGGGCTCCATGTAGATGCTAACCTGTTTTCTTTTCTGTTGCAACTGTTCGGGCCTCTGACGAATTAACCACTTCTCTAACCTGATTGCTTGTTCAATCCTCAGGGAGAGATAATCAAATGCTTCCTTCTCGCTACCAAATTTGGTAACGAATTTGTCGTATAACTCTTCCGGTATATCAATGTCTATCTGTTTCATTTGGTAATCGTACTGTATAAATATTGTATAAATTTAGACTGAAGGAAAAAGAAAAAGATTCCAATACCAATTATGTACACATACACCATTATTTCATTCAGCGTTCTCATCTAATATATTTCCCTCCTCATCGATTGTCATATAATCACCGTGCTTGATGTCTAGTATCTCGTTCTCATCGTATTCCAGGGCGAATTTGATAGCTTCCTTGAGATCATCTGAGCCCCATTGGTAATAGATGGTGTAGGTTGAATCCATTGCGTACACAATGCAGAAGAAGGAAGACTCCGGACAATCAGGTACAATCTCGCTCTGAATATCTTTTGCATTCTCGATTAAGTCTTCAATAACACTTTCGGGTGTTACGCTATCAATTAAATCATCTTCGCTGTAACCTACGCAGAATGAGTAACGTGGTACTTTTGTTTGTAGGGTAAACGGATTAAACTCTACGCTACCTTGGTCGATTAGTTTGTTAATTATATTTTTCATTTTGTTTCCTATGTTTTAAAGTATTTACTATTATTTCTTGACATAATTCATGGGGAATTTGTGATCTTATGTACGCACCTTTCAAACCTTGAGTACCGGTTTGAGAACCACGAGGTGCAGAAACGTGACATGGCATACCATTCTTACAAGCCGGACGAGGATTCCATTCGTAATTGTTTGTCCAAATATCTGTCGGCTTCATCCTTGTATCGCCATATTGACAATAAGTAACTGTGTGACGAATGTGGGGCAATACGTTAAACGCATCCATCTTACGCATCATGCCACGAGGATTCTCAATATACCATATTAAATCCGGATTCAACGTTCTGTAGTATTCAATGATTGCAATTGTTTTCTTTAGGATTTGCAAACCCATGATGGCATCTTGTGTTTTGGGCCTCCGATTCATATCCCAATGTTTACCTATAGATGCAACAGAGAATGTGGTACATGGTGGAGATGCCCATATCATATCCGGGATAAAAGGTACTTTATCATATTCAAACTTATTGATGTCCACGACATAATTGATACCATCAAAAGCATTCCAATCCGAGGAGAAGCATTGCAAACCATGTGCATCGCATACTTTTCCAATGGATCTTGAACCTGCAAATAATTCTAATGTTTTCATTTTGATAATACTTTAGCCCATTGTTCTGCAAAAGCATTGGCCATGCCTGGAAATGTTTTGCTCCTGAGTGTTTGTCTTTCTGCTTTTGTTTTGGCTTTTGATAGTGCTTCGTAATACCATAGTGGCTGACTCTTTTTCTTGCCGGTCTTGGTATCAATCCACTCGAAACGCTCCCCTTTGCCTACGATATTGGTTGGTGTCAGGAGAGGTAAGTTCTTCAGCCATAGGCAAGTTGTTTTGGTTGCCTCGTCTCCGAAGTGGTAGGGCTGCACAATCTGATCAGGCTTTCTCCAGCGTGTAGAGAGTAAGCCAACAGGATTTTCGATTGCAACGTGTTTGATGGGTGCATTGTACAATGCCTTAACAAACTCTATGCTGTCGAGCATATCTTGTCTTCTGTTCGGATACTTGGGATTGGGCCTCCGATCCTCAAAGGGTAGGTGTACATCTTCGGGATGTGATAACCATGCCACACCACTAACGGTAAGATACGTACATGGGGGGTGAGCAATCATTAAATCCCAACCCTCGTTGATAATCTCGAATACATCCCCTTGGTGATGCCATTCCGGATGTCCACCCGAACATGGAAGCAAATCACAGGAGAATGCTTCGTAACCTAAATTTCTGAAAGCCTTTGTTGTTGCTTGGCTTTCTTCGCAAGCGATTAGTATTTTCATATGTTTAAATTGTTTGTAGAGAGAGTGATGAGTGTGTATTCTTTTTGGCTAAGATGGATTCCACCTTATTAACAATTGCATCTGCGTAGTAAGGAGTGCTAAGCTCTTCGAGATAGGATATTAAATCTGATTTGCTGTAGCAGTAGGACCAGGTAACAAGTTCGCCTGAGTCCCAATCCAAAGCGGATACTTTGTAAACTGTCTTTTTTGCTTGAGGTATTTCAACCTTGATGATACCGCCAATGGCGTATTCACCAATCTTAAATGTTTTTATCATGTGTTTTCGGTGTGCAATATTAAACTATTTTTTCGTTTTGTACAAATTTATTTTTTCAGGTAGATGGTATGTACTCTAGTTGCTTTTAAATCACCATAGTCATCATAGGTTTCTGATATGGTCATATCGAAAATGTAGTCCTCGATGGATTCGATTTTGTACTTACCTGAAGCCATCTTTTTGAGTGATCTTTGAATCTTATCTCTATATTCTTCAAGATAATAATACTCGCCCCGGCATCCACATCTACAGCAGTTGCCTTTGCCTACATATAATTTTTCTACTGACTCAATGTCAATTGTCGCAAACCTAATTTCAGTTTGATTAAATGGTGTGTGTTTAATTGTGTACATGGTTTTATTGTTTATTTATTTTTCTTTTACTTCGTAGTTAATATACATCTCGCTGTCTGCCCAATCCCAACCAGCGTTATTCATGTGGTGGGTAGCAAGTGCTTCCATCAGAGCCCCAACCCTATGCTCAGGCCTCTCCATGATGTAATCCGGATTGCACCAATCTTCAACATCATTGCTATGATGACTGATAAAACCGCTCCGGCTTGTGTAATTATCCTTGATGTACTGCCTAATATTTTCCTTGTTATCGTTTACCAATACCATGAACTTAAGGAAGTTCATTTCTACTTCGATGTCTATGGTATCATTGGAGAAGTTATAATACTTCGGGCTGCTAACTTTTTGGATTGTAACTTCGATGGGAAATATATCGTTGAATTCACGTTCAAAGCATTCCACATAAGCAGATGCTACTCTGTTTTTATAATCTTCGTAATCCCATTCAAAGTCATCGTAATTTAGATCTGTACCATTCTCCTGATTGTGGGAGTAAATCTCGTTGGTTTCATCGGGTTCATAGATTGTTCCATAGAAGCCTGGAAACAGGGGGCAAAATGTTTCGAATTTCATGTGTTTATTATTTATTGATTAGTTGAAAGAATTTGGTAGCCCATTCCTCTGTTGGGAAACGACCAATGATTTGTCCTTCGTGGTATACTCTCCACTCGACAATGCCTGAGACATATGCCTTAACGATTTGTGTTGGTGTTGTTTTCATTTAATTGGTTTAAAAATGTTTGTGCTTCGGCCTCAGAACGGAATGCGTATTCCCTCATCTGTTTGCCACGATAGGACTTACCGGTATTCTTATTAATCGGCTGTCCACTTTTGTTGGCTACATAGTAGTATGTAGTTGCCAGGGGCATACCACTCGGACCTCTCTCGGTCCGAAATGGTATGTACTGATTGGATTGAATTGTGTAATTACTCATTGTCAACTGTTTCTACTTCGATAATGTTGCAGTAATCCGGCAAATCCATAACGTGAATTCTGCCATAGTTAACGCTACTATAGTAGCCCTGGAATTCGTAACGCTTTGCCCATTCTTGCAAGGCATCCTGTGCCTGTTCAATGGTGTCGTAGGTGTCGGAGAAATGAATGCTGAACCCATCGGGGCTCAGCACATCGAATTGTTTTTTACTCATTGTTTTACTTGGTTATTCTGTTATACTCGTTTGTGATTCTTCTTTGGAATTCTGTATTCTGCTGAATGAAATCTTCTAAGGTTGCGTAGTGAACACCACTAGCTTCATTTCTGCATACCCAACCACGTGTCGACCACATCAATCCTTTAATCTTACTTAGGCTAATAGTTTCACATGATGTTGTAATTGTTACTCGTGTAGTATTATAAAGAATATATAATCCCACATATTGATCACTACCAAATTTTAGCTCTACTTCTGCATGGTAAGGATTTTTAGCATAATAGTAATCACTATCTTCTGAGAACATACTAAGTTTACTATCGAAATGTAACTTGACCGGAGCGAACTCTTTGTTGAATTGTTCTATCTGATCAAGCATACTTTCTTTTAGCATAGCAGACATCTTTTTATTGTAATCCCATATGGACTTCTTAAATGCATCTACCTCTTGCACATCTTTCTTTAGGGTTGCAATACTGAACCTTCCGGAATCTTGTGTTGTCGGTGGATTTAACTTTGCAAATTCATTTTGCAGATCAGTGATCAATTGGTTTTGAAATTTAGTTAGGTTATTCATGGTTTTACTGTGTTAAATTGTTCTTTGATTTCTTTTATTTCTTCGGGGCTCAGAGCAGTAACTACATCTTCGTTATACTGAACAAAGTCTTCGTAGTCCTCATATGTACCATACGTTATGTCTTCACATATTTTCTCCATAAAGTATTGTCTGTTCTGTAATAGGTGAAACATATTGTATGAGTATGTATCGTCACGAACTACTTCACCATTGATACAATTGTAGTATCCGGCAAAGTCATCGCCTGATTCTTCGTACTCAGACTCGATTGCCAGGCCATACACTTCTGATAACTTACGGAAGAATTCCGATGGTGGAGACCATGCACTATCGCCACTTAGTGAGGCATCAGTATCGGACTCTCTGTTCCATTCTGCATCGTACCACTTTGTGCCAAATTTAGCGTACACATCACCATTATCGGGTACTTCGATACCAAGGACATGATGAAAGGATACCCAATACAATGAGTCGTCAACTGATTTTACTTCTTTCAATCTTGCTTCGAGCAAGTCTAAACTTTCTTTTGAGCCCACGATGTGAGCCCAATTAAAACAATTGTTTGCCATATTTTTATTATTTAATCTTCTGTTAATTTAAAAACTAATTGGGCGTATCCTTCAGGTACTACATCTGATACAGAGATTATATCTCTTGCCCAAAAGCCGACACAAGGATCGTTACCACGATAATCACCACCACCTCTACCATTACCCTCACAGGTCATGAGAGGCAGAGGATGAATACGCCAGCCATCACGACTAGGTATTTTTGTTTTGTCTATGTACTGTTTAGTGCTGTGATTGATAACATACAAGGAGTCGAGCAAAGATAATTCATGCTCAGGTTTTACCTTGTTTTTGTCGGTACATCTTTGATAGACATTTGTTTTGTTACCGGGGCATTCGTCTGCATAATCTCCTGCCCACACCACTCGCTGAGGATTGTTGTGGATAAGGGTTTCAAATGATTTGACGAATGGATTCTCCATCCATGAATGTTCCATTAGTTTCATACCGCTGTTGAAATCCCAGCTTTGTACGTGTTGCTTAACTGTCTTTTTGTTGTCGCCTAAAATGGCTGCTACATAATACTGTCCCATGTGTTTATTATTATTTAATGATTTTGAATTTAGGATAAAAGATACCGTGCTGTCTCCACCACATCCAATCTTCGGGGTTGGTGATACCGCTAGCATCGTGGGGTTTACGTTTTACTTCTCCCCAAAAGAAGAGGTTGCTTACGAATAGGTTCATACTTTTTCTTTATATTTTTTTAACTTAGTTTGGAGTTGTTCTATCTCGTCTTCTATTTTAATAATTTCCATACGCATATCGAGAAACCACTCGCATAAGGAATCTATTTTCTCCTTGATGTCATGGTATTCGGGATGCGGATGACATAACAATACATCATCATCCCAAAGTTCCAATAGATTATCTATCACATACTCCGTAAGTTTTTTATCCGGAGTTATAAAATCTTGCAAGGGTTTTTCGTACCATCCTTGATGGAAATTTACGCCAATCAATTGACGAAACTTGTCAAAGAATAAGATAAGCGTGCGATCAGTAGCCTCGATTTTTTCGAAGACGATAGTATGAATATTGTGCGGGCCATCTTCATGCTCATATGCAAACTTCCATTCGCCAGGGGATAGGATTGCTGCAACAATTTCTTCGTAATTGCTATAGTCATCTTTGATTTTTACATTGGGAATCCATCCCAAATGCACATAATGTTCATCGCTATGGAACTCATACTCCAAATCTTTGTAGGTTATTTTACTACACTGCACGCCCTCGTTAATGTTGTCGAAAACAATTATTCTACTATCATTACGATGCAGTACGATGTTTTCGCACCCACCACCGGTTGGGTAGTGTATGTAGTCTTTTACTTGTAGCATAGCTGCAATATTGGCAATGTTTTTCAATTGTTTTGATGTCCAATTGCCTTGAATTTTGGTGATGTTTTTGTAGTTCATGTGTTTATTATTATTTAATTTCTTTTCTATTTACTTTAGTTAATGTTTGTAGGTTAATAAGTCTGTAGTCTTTCTCTTGCAGGTCATACACGGTGGCATAACCGAGTTCGCCAGGGTTGTAGGTTCGTGGCTGTGCATTGGGCCTCAGATATTTTTTGACACCTGACCTTGCATAGATAGTACGTACACTGCCGTCCTTCTTAATGAACTCTGCACTAAAGAAGAGACCGGACTTAATGATTTCGATTGCTTGTTTTTTATTCATGATT